GAGTGTACCATAAATGCCTTTTTATTTTTCTAACTTAATTTTACAATTCGCGTTTAAAGAAAAGCAGGGATGACTATGAATAAAGAACTTGAATTTGTAAAAGAAGAATTAGGCTATATTGGTAATACAAACTGTACTAGAAGTAGCATCATTAAAAAGGCCGAGGAAAATGGATTGAACAGAACTGAAGTAAAAAACATTCTTGATTATTTAATACATGATTATAGATTTAATCCAAATGGCGTTCTTGTTATTGAAAATATGCCGCTTAGTAAAGATGCCTTAAGATTGAAAGATGATAAAAGTCTGTCTGATATAGAGTCAAGTTTAGATTTTTATAGAAATAAATAATGAAAAAAGATTAATTTGAAAACAGTCGGATTTTATACTAGTAGGGTAAGTATAATAACTAAAATATGTACGTTCTAGATCACTCATTGAGTGGTCTTTTATTTTGTTTAAAAGGAGATTAATTATATGAAAGAATACACTGTTAAAGATTTTGAGAAAATGAAGAAACTAAATAAGGACTATGAAGAAGTTGGTATGGAGCTAACTGTTGGAGTCATTCAACGAAGACTGCGGGTCGGATTAGAGACAGCAAAGGCTATTTACAATGATCTAAATGCTATTGAAGAGAAGAATGGCTAATGAGAAACTACTGGTACGTATCATTATCGAATAGATATCCGCAACCGACTACAAATGATCCAATTAGAGTTGTCCAATCAGTCCAGATTAAAAAGAAATACTCCATTGTTGAAATGACCAGAGAAGCTACGCCAAAAGAAATTGATAAGTACAATCTTCGTTACTGTGGCCATGGATATTTTAGTGAGCAGAACATACAGACAAATATTGAGAGGTATTGTTAATAAAATTGAAAGGTGGTGGCTTGAATGTGGTAAATTTGACACCAAAACAAAAAGCTTTTGCGGATGAATATATAAAAAATGGTGGTAATGCTACTCAAGCCGCCATTAAAGCAGGTTATAGCAAACGATCAGCAAGAGTAATAGGTAAGGAAAACCTAACTAAACCTAACATAATACAGTATATTAATGAACGGCTAAATCCTATCGAAAAGAAGCGCAAATTAAGTGCTGAGGACGCTTTAAATGAATTGATAGATATTTGGCAAGGAGAAGTACAAATAAGCGTGAGCAAGCAAATAGACCGCTTGGAGAAAAACAAGGTTATTAAACATATGCAATATGAATATACACCAGATTTAGAAAGCAAATTGAAAGCCTTGGATTTGTATTTGAAGTATAAATCGCTGTTATCACAAACGCAATTAGAAAAAGCTCAAACAGAAATAAAATTAATGCAAGCAAAATTAGAACAATTACAGATAAACTCGGAGCGGTCTACCGAAGAAAAACTTGATGAGTTGTTAGAAAAGATTAGTGGTGAATTAGATGGCACTAGTTGATATTTATAACCCAAAGCAAATCGACGTATTAAATAAAACCATTAAGAATGATTGGTTCATTACTTTATTACATGGAGCAAAACGTTCTGGGAAAACAAAAATAAACAATGATTTGTTCCTGTTTGAATTGCGACGTGTGCGAAAGATTGCCGATGAAGAAGACATTAAGGAACCAATGTATATCCTAGCAGGAGTTTCAAGTGCAACAATCCAAAAGAACATCTTACAGGAACTATACAATATGTACAGCATAGAACCTAAATTCGATAAACATGGAAACTTTAAGCTATTTGGCGTTAAGGTCGTACAAGCTTATACAGGAAACATTGGCGGTGTTGGTGCAATTCGTGGTATGACAGCATATGGCGCTTATATCAATGAGGCATCGCTAGCTAGACAAGAAGTATTTGCTGAAATCGTTTCACGTTGTTCAGGAACAGGAGCGAGAATCCTAGCTGACACAAACCCTGACAACCCGGAACACTGGCTAAAGAAAGAGTATATCGACAATTCAAGCAAAAATATTCAATCGTTCCACTTTGAATTAGATGATAATACATTTTTATCTGAACGATATCGTAACAATATTAAAGAATCAACACCAAGCGGCATGTTTTATGATCGTGATATCAAAGGTTTATGGGTTTCTGCAGAGGGAGTCGTTTACCGTGATTTTGATGCCAGTAAGCACTATATCCAGTCAAAAGACTTGCCACCTTTGAGCAACTTTTATTGTGGAGTTGACTGGGGATATGAACACTGGGGTTCAATCGTAGTTATAGGTGAAACGGATGACGGAACAGCTTATTTAATCGAAGAACATGCTACTCAATTTGAAGAGATTGATTATTGGGTAGATGTAGCAAAAGGCATTCAAGAGCGTTACGGCTTACGAGTGCCTTTTTATTGTGACTCTGCGAGACCGGAGCATGTGGCTAGATTTGTAAGAGAAAAGATTAATGCTAAAAATGCTCATAAAGCACGGTTATCTGGAGTCGAAGAAGTCGCCAAGAGATTTAAACAAGACAAATTATTTATCTGTCAAGATAGAGTGATGAAATTTAGAGATGAAATTTATCAATACATTTGGGACAAGAAAAAAGGCGAGCCAATAAAAGAATATGATGATGTGCTAGACTCCGTTCGATATGCGATATATACTCATGAGCTTCTTAAGAAACCAAAAGTTAATGTCAACGAAAAGATTAAACGTGTTAAGCGCATGTTTTAAGGAGTGTGAGAAATGAATAAGGTAAACGAGTTTGAACATGGATCTGATATACATTATTCTAACGACGTGAACACAAATTATGTAAAGTTTAGCGTAGATTCCAATCTTCACTATAGGTTTAGCTCAGCAGAAGATTTACTAAACGATTCAGATACTTTAGCAGCAATGATAAAACATCATCATGAATATCAGGTAAAGCGGCTTAGTGTATTAGATGATTATTACAAAGCTAGAAATACAAATATCATGGATAACCGTAGACGTAGAGAAAAGGAAAAAGCGGATCATCGATCAGCACATAACTTTGGAAAAGTTCTTTGTACGTTTGATGTTGGGTACAACACAGGCAATCCTATAAAAGTGCAAATCGAGGACACAAATCAACAAAAAGAAATCGAAGAGTTTAATACTAATAATGACATAGATGGGTTAAATGCTGAACTCTGGCTTGATATGGATAAGTATGGGAGAGCCTATGAGATTATCTATCGAGATTCAGATGATACAGATTATGTTGATTTGGCTAATGTATTTGAAACGTTTGTTGTATATGATACTACAGTAAAGCGAGAGCCTATTTTGGCTGTACGGTATCCTAAGACAAGATTCAACAAGGATGCTGATAAACAGTACATTCAACCAATCGTATACACAAAAGAAAAAAGTATCACTTATGATGAGACGACACTAACAGCAATTGAGTTAAAAAATCCCCAGGATGAACCGCATGAATATAAAGAGGTACCTATTACAGAGTATTCTCCTAATCGTTTTCGGATGGGCTTGTATGAAGATGTACTATCTTTGATTGATCTATACGATGCAGGGCAGTCTGATACCGCCAACTATATGACTGATCTAAACGATGCTCTCCTAGTTATTAGTGGCGATATTGAAGCAGCAGGACTATCCACAGAGGACGCCATCAAGCAGAAAGAAGCGAATATGCTTTTGCTTGAGTCTGGAACTGATGTGAACGGTAATAAAACAAGTGTGACTGCAGGATATATTTACAAACAATATGATGTGAACGGTGTAGAAGCATACAAAGACAGAGTGCGCAAGGATATCCACGAAATCTCAATGGTTCCTGATCTTACTGATGACAATTTTTCCGGAGTGCAATCAGGAGAAGCAATGAAATATAAATTATTTGGATTTGAACAAATGACGGCAACAAAGCAAAGGCTATTCAAAAAAGGCCTTATGCGGCGTTATCGTCTTTTATTTAGCCTAAAATCAAGTATTTCTGAAATGGATAACTCCGATTTGAAAGGCTTACGTGTAATATTTACGCCTAATCTACCTAAAGCCATTCTGGAAGAGTTGAAATCTTTGGTTGATGCTGGAGCTGAACTCAGTCAAGAGACGATCTTAGGACTCGCTTCTTTTGTTCCAGATGTACAGGCAGAGTTGAAACGAGTAAATAAAGAAACGCAAAAGCAGACTGGTATTTTTGATTCAGATGGTGAAGAAGTAATTAGCAACAAAAAAGATGAAACAGGGGAGTGATTAAATGAACTCCCAAGAATATTGGATCAAACGGGAAAAAGAATGGCAAAAGCAACAAATTAAAGATGATAAAAAGCGCATGGCAGAAATTAAAAGTCGCATGCAATACGCGCAAGATGCGATACAAAAAGAAATAGACGCGCAGTGGGATAGTTTTTCCAATGGTCAAAAAATCACTCGTAGCGAAGCGATGAAGCGTGCTAGTGAAATGGACGTCAAAGCATTCGCTCGCAAAGCAAAGAAGTATGTTAAAGAGAAAGATTTTTCTCCTACAGCAAACCAAGAATTAAAGCTATACAATCTTACGATGCGTGTAAATAGATTAGAGCTCTTAAAAGCTAATATCGGACTTGAACTGATTTCACTGTTTAATGAATTGGATAAGTACTTTTCGAATGAATTAACAAAAGCTGGTTTAGCTGAATTGAAGAGACAAGCCGGCATTTTAGAAATGACTATTGCTTCAAGTGGATATGCAAAGCTGATAGAACTAGTAATAAACAGCTCCTTTTTGAGTGATGACGTGTCTTTTAGTGATCGCTTATGGATGTATCAATCTGAATTGAAATCAGAATTAGATAGGTTGTTAGTCAGAAGTATAACGATGGGGAAAAATCCCAAGCAACTTGCATCTAAATTGGCAGAATATTTAACAGCTGAAGGACGAGAAAACACTAAGTTCAACACTCAACGTTTGATGGTGACTGAAACGACTAGAGTTCAGGTAGGGATCCAAGAACGAAGTTACAGAGATGCAGGCATTACCCAGTACATCTATATAGCAGAACCAACAGCGTGCAAACTATGTATACCGTTAAATAATCAAGTTTTTGATGTTGCCGATATGCAGCCGGGAAGTAACGCTCCTAATATGCATCCATTTTGTCGATGCAGTACAGCACCTTATATAGAACGAATATCAAGTCGTTAATACAAATTAACGGCTTTTTATTGTGCCTTCTTACAGCTTACAGGCGTTAAAGAGAAAGCTATTTTCGGCTGACCGGCGTAACTGGTCAAATTTATCGGGTAGCGGCGTAACCGTGGAGGATTAATCATGAAAAAACGTTTATTTATGCCAATGAACTTACAATTTTTTTCTGAACCAGGAGATGGTGGATCTGGTGATGAGGGACAACAAGGAAACCTACCAGCTGGCTCACAAGAGACACCGACCAAAGCAAAAGAAGAAAACAATACTGGCAAAACATTTTCTCGTGATGAAGTAGCGAAAATGATCGCTGCTGAGACGAATAAAGCAAAAGCAGCGTGGGAAAAAGAACTAGAAGCAAAAAAAGAAGAAGCTAAAAAGCTGGCAAAAATGAATGCGGAAGAAAAACTACAGCATGAGTTGGAACAAAAAGAAGCTGAAATCGCTGAATTAAAGCGTGGACAGGCACTATCTGAAATGACGAAAGAAGCTTCTAAAATGCTGACAGATGCAAATTTACCACACGATGATGATTTACTTGGTCTGATTGTTTCTGATGATGCAGATGCCACAAAACAAGCTGTAGCAGTCATCACTAACTTTGCTTCTTTGATTAAGAGAGAAAACGCAAGACAAACACCACCAAATGAAGGTGGACAATTTACAGCATCGAAAAATACTAAAGAAACAGTGGCTAAACTAGCTGCTAAAAATCGAATTATCAAATAGGAGGAAAACTTAATGAAAAAGAAACAACTTTTACCAATGAACTTGCAAATGTTTGCTCAAACATGGGATCCAGATAATGTCTTGGTATATGAAACGAAAGAGGGAAAAATTCCTGATAAATATAATACGCTCATTTTGAGTGAAGTTATGGAAAATTCTAAGATCATGCAGTTAGCAAAATACGAAGAAATGACTGACAAAGAAAAGAAATTTGAATACTTTGCAGAAGGACCAGGCGCATACTGGGTGGGTGAAGGTGAAAAAATTAAAACGTCTAAACCTAAATGGATGCAAGCTACGATGACTGCAAAAAAACTCGGTGTCATTCTTCCGGTTTCTCGTGAATATTTAAATTATAAATTATCAGATTTCTTTGAGGAGATGCAGCCAAAAATTGCTGAAGCTTTCTATAAAAAATTTGATGCAGCTGCCTTATTAAATAAAGAAAACCCATTTCCTCAGTCACTAGACGAATCAGTTATTAGTGCGGGGAATGTGGTTGAAGGCGGATTGACTTATGATAATATCCTAGCCTTAGAAGACAAGTTAGCAGAAAATGAATTCGAACCTAATGCGTTTATTTCAAACCGAAAAAATCGTACAGAATTACGTTCTGCAGCTCAAACAGTCGGGTCAAATGTTGAGTTTATTTATGATCGCTCTGCTAATACAATTGACGGATTACCAGTAGTAGACCTTAAGTCTTTAGATAAAGGAACTCTTTACGCTGGAGACTTTAATTACATGTTTTATGGAATCCCATATAATATTTCATTTAAGATTTCTGAAGAAGCTCAATTGTCTACTTTAACTAATGAAGATGGAACCCCAGTTAACTTGTTTGAGCAAGAACTGATTGCTTTGCGTGCAACAATGGATGTTGGATTTATGATTGTAAAAGATGAAGCATTTGGGAAGATTTCCCCAAAAGCGTAACGCCTGCTACCGGTATTGTGCCAAATCAAAAGACATGGACCGGTAAAGTAGGCGATACTAAAACATTTACTATTTCAGCTGTGCCTGCAGATGCTAGCGATGCAGCTACTGTTGTTGCAGCTACTACAGCAACTTCAAGTGATGGAGCTATCGCAACAGTGACCAAAAATGAAAATGGTGGTTTTGATGGAACGATTGCAGCAGAAGGATCAGCAACATTCGCATTTACTTCTGGAGAATTCACTACTTCAATCAATGTGACAGGTCAACCTGCTAGTTAGGAAGTAAAAATATGACGATTGCAGAGGATATTAAAAAACTTCTTAAAGGAACACTAGATGAAAAGCTTGAAGTTATTGAGCGAAGAACGAATGAGCGTATGAAAACCTTGTTAAATACGCAAGAAGTTCCTAAAGAATTTGAAACAGTTGTATATGAAGTATCGTTGAAAAGATTCAATAGAATTGGTCAAGAAGGTATGCAGTCATATTCTCAAGAAGGTTTATCTATGGCTTTTCCTGATTCGGATTTTTCAGAGTATCAAAATGAGATTGACGAATTTAAGCGTAAAGATCAGGAAGAGTTGTACAAGCCAAAGCGAGGGAGGTTTAAATTTATATGAGATTTACAGATGAAATTATATTTGTTAAACGTTCATCTGACTCTAAATATGATCCAGATCTCGGTGAGTGGATTGAAGGAAAACCAGAAAGAACAAGAACAGAGGCAAACGTGACAGATATTGGCACTGATAGAAGTGTGACTATTTTTGGTAGTGTGGAAGAAGGGGCGAAGGTCATTAGGACGCAGCCTCTTTTTTCTATCCCTACATTTGACTATATCGAGATTGAAGGAAAGACTTGGCAACAAAAAACAGCTAGAAATCCAGCATATAGAAATAGTTTAATTGTGCAAGAGGTGGTTCTTGATGAAGGCACAACTTGAATACAAAGGAATCGATCAGCTGATGCGACATCTGAAAAAAGCAGCAACGCTTAATGACGTTCAAAAAGTCGTGAAAAGTAATACTGCTGAAATGACTGAACGAATGCAAAAAGGTGCGCCAGTGGATACAGGTTACTTACGAAGAACAATAAACATGAATCTTTTAGAAGCTGGTTTAACTGGTATTGTAGGACCGACAGCAGACTATGCTCCTTATGTAGAATATGGAACTCGCTTTATGTCGGCCCAGCCCTATGTTAGACCAGCTTTTAATTATCAAAAAGTCAAATTTATGGCTGAAATGAAAGCCTTGGTGAAATGATGATTAAGACAAGAGATCAGTCGATTTTTGATGAACTTTTTAAAATATCCCAAAACAAACTTGGATATAAAACGTACGATTACAAAACTTTAGAGGATGTTGGTTATCCTTTTGTGGAATTTGAGAACACTCAGACAATCCATGAAGTAAATAAAACTGACATTAAAGGGTCTGTGATTGTGGTTTTATCCGTTTGGGGATTACAGAAGAAACGAAAGCAGGTGTCAGATATGGCATCTGCTCTTTTTAATGAAGCTAGATTGATAGAAGCCACAGAAGGCTATTATTGGGCTTTAAATTATCAAGCAAGTGGAATTCAAGTGATGGACGACACAACAACGAATACACCGCTAAAACGGGCGGTTGTCACACTTGAATTTAGAATTAGATAGGAGGAAGAACATGGAAGCATTAAAAGGTATTGATGTCATTTTGCTTTATCGCTTATTGAAAAAAGAAACTCAGGAAGCTGCTTGGAAAATGGCATTTCAAACAGAACACGAAAATGGCTTATCAAGAGATTCAGACTCTACAGTGACAAAAGACGGAAACGTTCAAAGTTTAAGCCCGGTTGAATATGATTTTTCGGCTACTTCAATAGTTGCTAAAGGAGATTCTCATGTAGATGAAATGAAACAAGCCTTATTAAATGGCGATATCATTGAAATTTGGGAAATCAACAAAGCAGAACAGGGAACAGATGATAATGCAAATAAGTACAAAGCTACTTATTACCAAGCATATGTGTCTGAATTTACTCCATCGGCTGCTGCAGAGGATAACGTTGAATTAAATTTATCATTTGCAGTAAATGGTGTTGGCCAAGATGGTTATGCAACCTTGACAGAAGATCAAGCCGATGTTGTTCAATATGCATTCAAAGATACCGTGAAAGCAACTTCGACAGGAGCATAAGAGGGCTTAGATGCTCTCTTTTTTATTTTAGGAGGATGAAAAACATTGAAATTAAAAATTAAAGGTAAAGAATATTCGTTTAAATTTGGCACTAAATTTGTACGTGAATTAGACAAAGTGATGCCTTTCATCGATGGAAATATGGAATTCGGAATGGGACTCTCAGCAAAAGTCTTACCGGAATTACGTTCTTATAATGTCAACACGTTGTCACGAGTCTTAGAAATAGCAAATAGAACAGAAGAAGAAACTATTACGTTGGATGAAATGGATGATTACATCGATGAAGTTAAAGACATCGAAAAATTATTTGATGAAGTCCTAAAAGAATTGGCGGAGTCGAACGCGGGAAAGTTAGCGGTCCGAAACCTGAATCAGAAATTGAAAGAAGCGGAAAAACAACAAGTGGAATAGATTCTGCACTGGCATACGAACAAATTCTTATCAATTCTTTTCGATATTTGAGAATAAACAATATCTCAGATATCGAAAGAATGACTTTATATGAATACAACATTCGTATGACTGCAGCCCAGTTATCTTGGCTTGACAAAGAAAAGTTGATTCACGAATTAGCGTGGGCAAATCAGCAAGTCCAAGCGGAGAAAAAAGTAGGCAAAAAGACAGTTCCTGTATATCGATCCTTTGAAGAATTCTTTAATTATCAAAAAATCGAAGATTCAATCATGGGAGTTTCCGAACTTTCAAAACAAGATAAAAAATTCCAAAGCTTACTAACTAAAGCTAACTCTTGAGGAAAGGAGGAAAATCATGGAACAATTTTCTGTTGAAGCCTTATTAAAAGCCACAGATAGTGGATTTGTAAAGACTTTTAAAGATGCACAAGATGCTGTTAAAACTTTTGAAAAGAATTCAAATAGTATGACAACCGCTGTTGGTAAAGTGATGCAAGGTACTGGTGCCGCAATGACAAAGTATATTACCACACCTCTTATAGGAGTAGGCGTAGCAGCTGCTAAAGTTGGTGGTGACTTTGAAGCACAAATGAGTCGTGTAAAAGCTATATCGGGAGCAACTGGCGACACATTCGAACAGATGAAACAGCAAGCGATTGATCTAGGAGCAAAAACTGCTTTTAGCGCAAAAGAATCAGCTGCTGGAATGGAAAACTTAGCTTCTGCTGGATTTAGCGCACAAGAAATCATGAAAGCAATGCCGGGTCTTTTAGACTTAGCAGCTGTATCTGGAGGGGATGTGGCTCTAGCTTCTGAAAATACTGCTACTGCTTTGAGAGGATTTGGTTTAGAAGCAAGCCAAGCAGGACATGTCGCTGATGTATTTGCTCGTGCTGCTGCGGACACCAATGCGGAAGTTGGAGACATGGGGGAAGCATTGAAGTATGTTGCTCCTGTAGCTAATTCAATGGGTATTTCTTTGGAAGAAACTGCAGCAGCTATTGGTATTATGAGTGACGCAGGCATTAAGGGTTCTCAAGCAGGTACAACGTTGCGAGGAGCATTGTCTAGGTTAGCAAGGCCAACAAAGGCTATGCAAGATACAATGGATAATTTAGGTGTTTCGTTTTATGATGCTGACGGTAAAATGAAACCTTTAAAAACTCAAGTAGAATTACTTAAAAAAGCTTTTGAAGGCCTGACGCCTGAACAACAACAAAATGCTTTGGTAACACTATATGGGCAAGAATCATTATCAGGGATGATGGCCTTGATTGATAAGGGACCTGACTCATTAGGTAAATTAACTAAATCGCTGAAAGATTCTGATGGTGCAGCTGATAATATGGCTCGAACCATGCAGGATAATATGAATTCTTCCATCGAGCAAATGTTTGGAGCTTTTGAGTCAGCAGCTATTGTAATTCAAAAGATTCTAGCTCCAACGATCAAAAAAGTAGCAGATGCCATTTCTGGTTTGGTGGAGAAATTTGTAAGTGCTCCAGAATCAACTCAAAAATTAGTAGTGGCCATAGGAGCAATCGCTATTGCAATTGGGCCAGTATTGTATGCATTAGGAATGCTGGTTAAAGCGTTTCAAACCATGAAAGTGGGGTTAGGTGTATTAGGTAACGGAATCTCTTTGTTCAAGAAATTAGGTTCCGCCATAGGTTTTCTTACCAGTCCAGTCGGATTGGTTATAGCTGCGGTAGCACTACTTGTTGTAGGTTTCATCTATCTTTGGAATACGAGTGAAGATTTTAGAAACTTTTGGATTGGCTTATGGGAGGGAATCAAGTCTGCTGTAAGCTCGGCAGTAGAATGGATTCAGAATGCATGGAAATCTACAGGAGAATGGTTTAACAATTTATGGAAGTCCATTAAAGAAGGCGCAGACAATGTTTGGACTACAATTCAAGAAGCCCCTGGGAAAGCGGCAGATTGGATCAAGAATAAATGGACTGAAACAAAAGAGTTCTTTTCGAGTATATGGGATGGCATCAAAGAAGCTGCCAGTTCCGCTTGGGAAGGAATTGTAAACATTCTAGCACCGTATGTTATTGCCATAAAAAATGTTTTTCAGCCAATGATTGATTTCTTTACGAACCTATGGTCTCAAATTGGATCAATCGCAGGCTCTGCATGGGAAATTATAAAAACTGCTGTAATGGGTCCAATTCTGCTTTTGATTGATTTGATAACAGGCAATTTTAATCAGTTAAAAGAAGATGCTTCGATGCTGTGGACTACATTAACTACAAATATCCAAAACATTATCACGACGTTTGTAGATATAGTTGTTGCTTATTACACAGCCTTAAAGGATACTGTGATAAATATCTGGAATGTGTTAACTTCTACCATCAAAGATGTGTGGAATTCTTTTACTACATGGATCAAAGAGACAACTAGCAATATTGTAAATAGTATTAAACAGGGATGGAATAACCTAAAACAAGGGACAATCGATCTGTTTAATAATATGATTCAAGGAGCGAAAGATTTATGGAATTCTTTCAAAGCTTGGTTTATTAATCTAGTTATTGGAACTAAGGATAACATTATTCAGGGATGGGAAAACCTAAAACAAGGTACTATAGATACTTTCAACAATTTAGTAAGTGGCGCTCAAGAAGTGTGGGATAATTTAGTAAATGCTGTTAGTGATACGGTGGATAGAGTAACTGGCTGGTTTGATAACTTGAAAAATATCGACTTATTAGCAGCCGGAAAAGCCATCATGGATAGTTTTCTAGAAGGGTTACAAAATGCATGGAAATCTGTGCAAGATTTTGTTGGAGGTATTGGTGATTGGATTCGTGAACATAAAGGACCTATCCAATACGATAGAAAATTGTTAATCCCAGCTGGGCAAGCAATCATGAATGGACTAAACGCAGGTTTAACTAATGGCTTTGCCAGTGTCCAAAGCAATGTAGGAAACATGGCTAATATGATTGCAGATAGTTTTACTCGTACACCTGATATTGATCTTTCAGCGAATTTAAAAAATGCAAATAGAAATTTCACAACACAAATAGAGCATAGTGTTAACTACGGCAAAAATAAACGTCCTGCAGTTTTCAATATTCGCTTAGGAAATCAAGTGTTTGAAGCGTTTGTTGAGGATATTTCAAACATTCAAGGTAAAGAGGCGGATATTAATTTATTGTTCTAGAAAGTGAGGGAAATATGATGGAGTGGCATAATCCAATGTATAAATTCAGAGACACGGTTAAAAACGATAGTCAGAAAACATGGATACCGACATCTGCATTGAATTATGATGGGAAGTTTATCGAGAATTATATAGAAGGGTACCAGACTTTGTATGTGGAAGGTAGAGAAATGGTTTCTTTAGAGATTGAGAGCGAAGCGGTGAGCATAGGTGTTCGTATTAGTTCTCAAAGACTTCCAGAGAGGATTTTAACTATACATTTTAAATTAGAAGAAAAGAATCCTATTGAATTTCAACGAAGCTTTAATAAATTGATGAGGCTGCTTTACAGGGATAAAGATGTAGAAATTCACTTTAACGATGAGTTGGATATGTATTATTACGGAAGGTATCAGACCTGTGATAATATTCCAGGAAACGTTCATAGTGTAATATCTAGTTTCTCTATAATCTGTTCTGATCCCAGAAAATATACACGTATATTTGAAACAAACGGCATAGTCTCAGAATATCTTCCGTATGAAGTAGCTCCGATTTCAATTAGTTTAAAGGCTAATAATGATGGGAACTTAAGAATTACAAATGGCCGTCAAAATATTAGTGTGACTAACTCAATGATAAAAAAAGGTGACTTTATCGAGATGGACATAGCTGAGGGAAAAGTTTTTGTAAATGGAGTGAATAAAACAAGAATTCTTGATCTTACTAGCTCATTTAAAAACTTTATGGTTAGAACCGGTGATCTAATTAAGTGCGATAATGGCACTCCCTTAATACGATATAGAGGAGTGTGGCTGTAATGGAAAAAGATGTTTATTTTTTCGACGATAGCCAAAAGCTTATAAAAATAGTAGGGGAAGATAGACTTTTTTCGGTAGTTCAAGAAAAGGAAATTACACCAAGTAAAGATGAGTTAATTAATGATAAGTTAGCAGTTAGCATGGAGTTTGATAACGAAATTAAAGAGTCAGCTTATATGGCGGTTCGTGAAAGCGAGTCGTCTTTTTCTATGTATAAAATTATCGGAATTGCTGATCCGGGTTCATTGTTGATATTCACTGGGATTAATTTTGGGCCTGATGAATTGGATGCTTATATCATTAATGATATTCGTCCGGCTAACGAGTTTTTTCAGAAAACCATCCAGAGAGTCATAGATTTTACATTAGGTGAGTGGCGAGTTGGCCACTTAGATTCAACTCTGCCAGCGGTTTCTATGACTTTTTACTACTGTAGTATCCGTGAAGCCTTAAAAAATCTACAAACGTTAGGATGCGAGATTGTTTTTAGGTGCAATCTAAGTGGAGAAGGAATCACAGATAAATGGATAGAAGTTTACAAGCAGATTGGCGAATACAGTAATGAGCGATATGAGTACGGTGATAAAGCCTTGACAATTGAAAAAGAAGTAGATCGAAGTAACATCTATACTTCTCTAATCGGACGCGGCCGTGGTGAAGAGGTTGGAGATGGTTATGGTCGTCGTATTGAGTTTGATCAAGTATACTGGTCCAAATCAAAAGGGGATCCGTTAAACAAGCCTACTGGTCAGATATATTTGGAAATCCCTGAGATGACTGAAAAATATGGTATTCCTACTAAAAACGGAAAACGTCGTAAGCGTGAGAAGGTAATTATATTCGAAGACTGCGAAGATCCTGTTGAGCTAATTCAGCTTACCTATCAAGAATTGGTTAACTGTTCACGTCCGCTAGTTCAATTTAAAGCAACTATTTTCGGAGCAGATAGTTTAGGTAATATTATACGTATTCATCGTGATGACCGCGGCTATCATTACGAGACTAGAATTTTCAGTGTGAAAATTGATCGATTAACAGGAAAAGTCGAAACTGGCTTAGGTGATAATTTAAATACTTCATCAACACGTCAAGCTTCAAATACTCAAACTGCCATACAGACCCTTGACGAGAAGAAGATGACCTTTTATGAGTCTACCGAAGTTTCTAAATGGCAATCGGATATCATCCGTGGGGCAAAGGGTGGATCAATTATTATGATGAACCCTTGGGATACTGGTAAAGGAGAAAGTCGTCAACCATATCAGATGGTTTGGATGAATGGGGATAGCATTGAAACTTCTAATCATTTTCTTGTAGCCAATTCGGAAGGAATCGGATTTATTGATGGAAAATTCAATGAGGCAAATTTTAAAACAGCATGGACGATTGATGGAAACTTTAATGCAAATTATATCCAGTCTGGACGTATTAGAGCAGATATTTTTGAAACTTCATTTAACGCTGTTGGTGATCAGCTCAAGTTAGTAAAAGGAGCTTTACAAATTGTGAACAGCAACAAAAAAATCATGGAATTAACCAAAAAAGGGATGGAGTTTTGGAACACCAAAGAATCCATCGGCACAATCGGTACGACTGATTCTGCAGGCAATCCTTTTCCTGGCGCATCCACTCCTACACCGTTAGAAGATAATTCGTTAGTCATTCGAACAAACGGCGATGGAAAATATATTCTCATTTCACCAAAAGAAGGAAAAGGTTGGGTAATACTTGGGAATGGAACTTCTATATTATTTGGAAGTTTAAACCTACAGGAAAAGCTAAATGCCTTTGGTGATGCGGAATTTATGAAAAATGTCAATATTCGCGGAAAACTCACAATTAACGGACAAGAAGTATTCCCTGGACAAGGTGGAAGTGGAAATAATGATGGCGGTAGTTGGAATGGCATGTACCCACCAGAGGTTACCAGTCAAGCAGACAAATTTGCTTGGGAATTATGGGTCATGCTTCTTTCTAGAGGGTATTCCAAAGCATCCATTGCTGGGATCCTTGGAAATGTTCAAGGAGAAGCCGGCGCTGCAATGAATCCAGATATTGCACAAGTCGGCGGACCAGCTTATGGGATCGTTCAATGGGATGGTTCGGCATATCCTTTGGTTCCTCCAGCAACATGGGATGGCAGGACTTATGTTCAAAACCTGATGAGAGCTGCAGGAATTACAGAAGATTATCGAACAATGTCAGCTCAAGGAAAGTTATTAGATTGGACAATGTATAACGGTCAATGGTTAGGAATTGTTCAACCGGCAAGTGTTTCTGGATTTAAAGCAATGACTGATCCAGCAGCTGCTGCTTATACATTTGAACGAAACTATGAAAGACCAGCCACAACTCATCCAGAAAGACAAGGATGGGCAGTTAATTGGTATAACAAATTCAAAGATCTTCAAATCACATCTGCCGGCAGTATTCTCAGTACAGCCAAAAGCTTGATGGGTTATTTCCATTACTCGCAACCGTTACGTTGGAATTTTGGTAGCGTCGAGAATCCTGATCGTAATGGGTATGCTGACTGTTCTTCTTTTGTTTGGTTAGCTTTGACAAAATCGGGATATAAAACCGCAACACGTGGAACTCTGTGGTATACAGGCTCAATGGCTGCGGATGCAAGAGGGCCACGTCAGTATCTTACTGAAATATCTCCAAATAAAGCGAAAGCCGGAGATATCATTATTGTCAACCAAGGAGCCGGTGCTGGTAATGATGGACACACTGCTATTTTAGCAGAGGATTGGAAGGGATATAGCACGTCTATCGTTGAAATGGGCGGTATGAATTCCAATGGTGTAGGTATCGGTCGCGTCGATTGGTCCTTCGGATATTTATTAAACGGTGGCGATGTTTGTCTCGCCAGAGCGAAGAAATAGAGGTGATTTTGTGATCGAAGAAAAAGGATTAAATCATTTGAAAAGTTTGTTGAATCAACCTATCGGAAATCATCAATGTTATGCATTATCTGCGGAATATGCCGGTGTGATGATTGGACCTGACATGGGGGCTGGTACTAAATATGAGATTAAAGTACGTCATGGCAATGTATTTTCTGCTGCTGAAATTGGACGAGCCTACCCATGGGCATTGTATTTATGGACGGTTATTGTTCATCCCGAGTATGACCAACTAGTTGTTGGCTCAATTATCAATTGGGAAAGAAACGCAAAAATCAGTGATACATTTGAAAGCCATGAATATTACGGCCACACAGGTGTAATCAAAGGTCTAGAAAATGGGCGTATTCAAACCTATGAACAAAATGCAGAATCAGGTGGAATTGTGGCGGAATATGATCGTGAATTCTTCGGATCTGGTCAGATAGCTTCTATTTGTATCCCACCTGATTTTGAGAAAGGAGTGGTAATTAATGGCAAAGTGGAACGTAGTACTCAGCACAACTGAACCTTATAACTATGTCGGTATGATTCAGGTACGGCAAGGTAATAAGAATTCAGAAGTTATGGAAGCAACCATCACTGAAAATGGAATGCCTTATGATCTAACTGGTTGTAAAGTCTATTTTGAATCAGTTGTCGGAGACAAATACCCAGTTCAGTTAGGTACTAAAGTTATCGATGCAAAAAAAGGAAAAATTCAGTACACATTTGATCAGTATTCGATGCAATGCCTACATCGCCAAACAGCAGATTTCATCATTTATAAAGAGGATGAGTTAATTGCTACGACGCAAGACTTCTCCTATTTTGTGATTAAAGCCGTCTCAAAAACAGAGGGTGAAATGGGATCGTATTGGCAGACAGTCGAAGATTTAATTGCGGATATGTCAGCTTTTATCAATGAAAACAAAGGTGACTTCACAGATTGGATGAATGCACGTAAAAAGGAATTTGAACAATGGCGACAAGACCAACAAAATACATTTGAGGCATGGAGAGAAGGACAAGAAACCGATTATTTAAAATGGTTTGAATCAATCAAAGATATTTTGAAGTCTATCGATCCAGGTGGAGTAATGTTAGCCGAATTAATGGATGCACGTGTTGATATTCAAGGAGTTCGTCATGCGTCTATTTCAGAGCGTTTGCTGGCAGATGTGGACTATTTATATCAGAAATTGCGAGCAACGCTTTTCACGATTGAATACGGGGAGATTGAAGTGACTGATATTTTGCAGGATGATCTCTTTTCAGATAATCATGAAGTTGAAAAAGTTGGAACTGTAGAATTCCCGATTGAAGAAGGAGCCTTGATCATCGCAACCGTTGATGATCCAAAGCAAAATGTGTTCACTCTTGAGAAAGTTGGGGTGATCTAATGGCTAAAACTAAACGAATGATGGAAACGGATGAAAAAACAGGTGTACAACGCCAATTCTTTCCAATCACACATGCTTCCGCAGTTCTTGGGTTAGAAGAAATAATAGCAGGAGAAGCAACAGTTTTATCTGTTAATGGCAAAATTGGAGCCGTCGTCATTACTAAAGAAGATTTGGGATTAGAGAATGTTCTCACAGAATTACCCTATGCAAGTGAAGAAGATGACGGCATTATCACGTCAGAAATGTATCAAAAAATTTTAAACAGTGGAGAAGGTGACTACGTGTTGCCAGTTGCCACTATCGACCGTTTGGGTGGCATAAAAATTGGTGAATTATTGACGATTGATGAGACAGGAAAAGTCTCTGCAGTCAGACAATCTGATGTCAATTTTTCGCTGGAGTTAAAAGAAAAACTCGATTCACTGAAAAACTATACTGCAGGAGAAAACATCACTATTGATGAAGATGGAAAAATAAATGCAGAAGTGACTGGTTTTTACGTTTTACCCACTGCCTCCGAATTTGTAAAAGGTGGTATTCGTGTCGGTGAAGGTTTAACGATGACTGATGATGTTTTATCGGCCGATAAGCAATTCAACTATACTGCCGGAGCTAATATCAGTATTTCAAACACAGGAGTAATCTCTGCAACAGGTGGTGGAGAAGGTGGCGGCGTCACTCAAGAATATGTTGATCAAAAAATGAGTGAAGCTTATCAAAATGCACAAGCTTATACAGATTCCAAAATACCAAATGTATCGTTTGAAAAAGTAGGGGAGGTATAGACAAATGACAGATATTGTAAAAGTAAAACAGAATGATGTTCAGGTTTACCCTCAAACCCATTGGGATGCTGTTGAGGGTAAACCCGAAACTATCAAGGGAGATAAAGGAGACCCTGGACAGGCTGCCACAATTACTGTAGGGACAGTAACGAGTGGTACAACAGCTAGTGTCACAAATGCTGGTACTGCAAGTGCAGCAAAGTTTAATTTTGTATTGCCAAAAGGTGATAAAGGGGACAAAGGCGATCCTGGAGCCAATGCAACAACGACAGCTGTGGCTACGACAACAGCAAATGGTTTGATGTCCAAAGAAGATAAAGTGAAACTCGATGGATTAGCCAATATTACATTTGAGAAAGTGGGGACGGTTTAATGGCTGATATTGTGCAATTAAAAGAAGACGGAGTTGCTAAGTATTTGAAAACTCATGCCAAAGGAATTGATGGTGTGGAGGGTGTTTTAGTAAAAGCCACAGGTAATGAAACGGTCTTAGGAACGAAAAATTTTAAAGACGGATTGCAATTCAATGGATTGCCTGTGCAAGCAGGTATGATCGAGCGAGCTATCACACTAGCTGATCGAAGTGATACAACAAACGTAACTGATGTGAATGGAAAAATAATCAGAATCGGAAACATCGTATTTCTTACTTTTAATTTTAAATGTGGTACATGGCCCGAAGGATCAGAAACTCGTTGGATTTTAAAAATCCCGGACGGTTTCAAACGTGATCAAGGCTATCCAGCGCAAACCGCGCTTTCACTAGTTAGAAATGCAAGTCAGCCAGCGGATGCACGTGCATTCATTGATCAAAGTAGCATTATACAAGCCAAATCAGGTTCAGGTAGTTCATATATTTCAGGTATGTGGATCACTCAAGATCCTTGGCCGGCTTAACAGATTACTAATTGGAGGAAGAGTAAAATGAAAACAATTTATAAAGTATTGTATCCAATGGGATATGAAGAACATCAAGTAGAAGATAACTTTCCAACATCTTTACCATTTGTCGAAGTTCCACCTATTTTGTTTGAAAAGAAGGAAGATGAAACGGATGAAGGTTTCGGAAGAAGACAACAGTCGCAATTTTTTAACTTCACTGAAAATAAGTGGGAAGAAGCAGTTACACAAGATTATTCTAAAAAAATAGAACTACTAGAAAATTTATCTATAGGTTTACAGGTAGATAATACTGCATTGAAAAAATCAAATGAAGAGTTAACGGAAAAAGCAGATTCGATGGCGCAGTTGAACGCCAAACTGATGCTTAATGATTTAACAATTAATAAAAAAATTGAAGCAATAGAAAAACAAATTGGAGGTGCTTCATAATGTTTAGTTTTAGCGATGTAAAAATGATGTACGATTGGGGCTGTTTTACTGACGATCAAGTTCGACAATTCGTTCCACTATGCATTACAGACGAAGAAGCAGATAAAATCATTAGCAAAGAAGAGAGCGCATCTTAATTGATGTGCTTTTTATTTTGATTCAAGGAGTTGTCACATGATTAATTTAGGAGAATGGGGAACAATCGCAGGATCAATCACTGCGATTGTTTCTTTGATTTTATTAGTAATAAGACCAGTCACTGCATCTTTCTCGAAGATTACTGAAACTCTTTCAAAAGTAAGTCACAATTTAGATTTGCTGACTAAAGATTTAGAATCGAGCAAATCAGATCGATTGATGATTCATGAAGAACTAAAGAAACATGATGAAAGATTAGATACACATGCAGAAAAATTGGTAGAACACACACAACAAATTAAAACTTTATTTAGAGAAAGATCTCGGTAAAAAAGAAAGGAGTTAAGAAGAAATGATTTTACCCGATAAGTATTATCAAGTTATTAAATGGACGGTTTTAACAGTTTTACCAGCTGCATCTGTTTTAGTAGCCACGTTAGGAAAAGCATATGGATGGAATGGAACAGATATGACAGTACTCACTATCAATGCAGTAGCAACATTTTTAGGCGTTATCACTGGTGTGTCGGCTTATAATTTGAAAAAATAGGAGGAAACAAATGAAAAAGAAAATTACTATTACTGCGATGAGCCTATTAACGGCTCTTTTTTTATTGCCAATTAATGGGTTCGCCTATACGATTAACAATGAATTTAATTTGGGGCTAAACGAAGGTAGCTCACAAGTAGCAAATAATCAGTACATTTTACTGCATGAAACGGCTAATGAAACAGCAACAGGACGCAATGAAGCGCAGTATATGCAACGTTCATGGACTAGCGCTTATACTGCTTATATTGTGGGAGACGGCGGAATTGTTTATCAAGTCGGTCAACCTGGTTATGTACAGTACGGTGCTGGTTCGTATGCTAACGCTAACAGTCCTGTGCAGATTGAGTTACAGCACACACATGATAAAGCAACTTTTGAAAAGAACTATAAAGCATACGTTGAATTGGCTAGAGATTCAGCGATGAAATATGGTATTCCATTAACATTGGACACGCCTTATAACCAACCAGGAATCAAATCGCATTTATGGGTAACACAAAATATCTGGGGCGATCATACAGATCCTTACGGTTATCTTTCTGAAATGGGCGTAAGTAAAGAAAAACTAGCCTATGATTTGGCTCATGGTTTTACGGATGATAATCCAACTACTTCGGAGGATAAACCAGTCATTGATCCAACTAGAGCAGGTGCTGCAAATCCTACACTGACAGATGGAACAAATTACGCCCACATTGATCAGTTCGGAGAAATCGAAAACGCAAACTTGCATGTGGCTGGATGGCATATTGCTAACTATAAATACGAGTATATTTTCATTATGGAC